GAAATATGATTAGCGGGCGCAATGCCTTTATGGGCCTCCAGGCGAAAGCTAGACAAGCCTCTAATTATATAGGTGCTACTAATTGGAGAGCCTTTAATCCAATTAAGGGTATGTTTAAATAACTTTTAAAATGGTATAATATTCACATGTTTGACCTTAACAAATGTACAGAAACTTGTTTTTCTTGTCTTAAAAAGTATAAGAAGAAACATGAAAATGATTTTAAAAACGCAAATATAAAACCAGTATTTAAAATTAAATGTGATGGAATCCCTAAAGAATATATAGACAATAAATTACTTTCTAGTTTATCTAATATTGAAAGCGAAGAAGCTTTAACTTTATTAGATCCAGTTAAATGGGCAGAAAAGAATCTAGATTGGTATTGTTTAGATCCTGATGGAGAAATATGGAAACGTAAAGATCCTGCTGGATATTACGACTGGAAACAAACTTGTTTATCTGAAGGTCGTGAATTTAAAAGTAAGTATCATCGCCCATATCAAGCTGAAATATTAAGATGTCAATCGAGAAGAAAAGTTTTACGTTGTGTAGATCCCAATACAGAAATTACTCTAGAAAATGGGCAAACTAGAATAATAAAAGATCTAAAGGTTGGAGATAGAGTTATATCTGTAGATGAAAAAACTTTAACTTCAAAAATTTCAACTATTTTAGATATTGTTTCTACTGGAAAGAAGATAAGATATAAGGTTAAGACGAAACAAGGACATGAAGTTATAGTTTCTAATGATCATCCATTTTTAATTAAAGAAGGTTTAGTAGATAAAAGTCATAGTTATTTTGTTCGAGATTTACCTATGCAATGGAAAACGATAAAGCAAGGTCTTCAAGCAGGAGATCGTATTGCAATTTGTAATAATACTTCTCTATTTCAACAATTAGATAATTTAAATATAACAGATGATCATTTAAAGATTCTTGGTTATTTTATCACTGATGGAAGTTATGGGGAAAGACAAAGCGCAAAATTTACAAATAATAATAGTTTATATCTGGATGAGTTTGAAATCTGTTGTAATAATTTAGGAAGTTCTTGTAAAAGATATTCAAAATCTAACGGATTTGATTTAATAATTTCTAATGGAAGATCTGTTTTAAATCCGGTTTCTAAATGGTTAGAGTCTATTGGCTGTAAAGACGTAGTAATGGAAAAAAGATTGTTGCCTAATTTTATTTTTGATTTAAGTCGTCGTCAGGCGGGATTATTATTAGGAAGAATGTGGGCGGGTGATGGATGGGTTGAGGTAGTGAAAAGGAACAATAGAGATACTTATAGATGTTCATTAGGAATTGCTTCTACGGCTCTACCTTATCTAAAACAAATTAAGGCATTATTATTAAAATTTGGAATAAATTCATATATTAGAATTGAGAGTAAAAAGTCTTATAAAGGAACTAGAGATTTTTATAAACTTCATATTTCAAAGTCTAAAGATATTCTTATATTTTTTGAATTAGTTGGTGGTGTAATTTTTGGAAAAGAAAAACAAAGTGCCATTGGGAAATTAATTGCTACTCAAAATGAAGAAAAAAATAAAGTTAAATCAGAAGGTGTTATTACTTGGGATCATATTAAGTCTATTGAATTATTACCTGCTGATGAACTTTTTGATTTAAGTTTAGATACAGTTCATACTTTTATAGCAAATTCTTCAATTATTCTACATAATTGCGGACGGCAATTAGGGAAAACAGAAGTATTAATGATTTCGATGTTATATAGATTATTTATTAAACCTGGGATTTCACCCGAAGAGGGATATCATATAGTCGTTATAACTCCATTTCAGTCTCAAATTAAATTACTTTTTGACGGAATGTTATCTTTATTAAAAAGGACTGTTTCTTTAAATAATTCTATATTGCATAGTGTACAGTCTCCTCATTATACCCTTGAATTAACCAATGGTTCAAAAGTTACGGGATTTACGGCAGGAACAAAGAGTGGATCAGGAGCAGCAAGTGCTCGCGGGCAGCACGCTCATTGTTTGGTTTATGATGAATCAGATTATTTAAATCAAAGCGATATGGATGCTACTTTAGCAATTATTACTAACTATCCTAATGCTTCTGTTTTAATGTCTTCTACCCCAACAGGTAAAAGAGAAAGATTTTATGAGACGTGTCAGTCTATGGGTTGGAAAGAATTTTTTTATCCATCTTCTATTAATCCTCTTTGGGGAGACGACATGGAAAGAACTTTTCGTGAGAGTAGTTCTTCTATGGGATACAAACACGAAATTTTGGCAGAATTTGGTGAGATAGAAGAAGGTATTTTTCAGCATATGTATATTGAGGCTGCTCAAAGTAACTATAATTATGGAGACATAGCTCCAGATCACAAAAATTGGGTATATGCGATAGGGGTTGATTGGAACGATACAGCAAATGGAACTAATATCTCTGTTTTGGGCTTAAATCTTAAAGATCAAAAATATTATTTATTAGATAGAAAGATTGTTAGTAGAGAAGGATGGACTCAAACTGCTGGGTGTGATGAAGTAGCTAAGATGAATCGATTTTGGCAGCCTGAATTTATTTATGTAGATAAGGGTCATGGGTCTATGAATATTGAGCAGTTACATAATTGGGGTTGGACTTCTTTGAAGGATAAGAAAAGAGGAGCTAATCATCCTGATTCAAATTTGAGAAAAGTTAAGGGTTTTGGTTTTGGGGAAAATATCGAAGTAATAGATCCTTTTACTAAACAACCAATTCCTAAAGCCGCTAAAGAATTTTTAGTCGAAAATGCTCAAAGATGTTTTGAAAATCAAATAGTTAGATATCCAGCTTCTGATAAGATTTTAACTGAACAATTACAAGGATATGTTATTAATAGAATTTCTGATACAGGCCGCAAATCTTTTAAACCCGGAAGAGCAGGAGATCACTTATTAGATTCTCTAATGTTGGCCTTGGTATCTTTCTCTTTAGAAAAAAGTGCCTATGGAAAAATTAAACATACAAATAATGTTGGCTTTGTTCCTAACATCAATAAAGCAGTCCCAGACGAAGCAGATACGAAGTCTTCGACGATATTTATTCAAAACGAAAACAATAAGACAGAGAATAAGCCTTCGACGAACAGAGGAGATTTAAAAAGTTCTTCGCCAATTCCTGGCGGGAACCAGAAAGATATCCAACCAGAAGTAGGTCTTTGGGGATGGGACGGATTTAGTAGAGATGAACCTATGCCCAAATGGGACAAAGAAAGCTTGTTAAGTAGAGTATGGTCTGGTAGAATAAAACCTAATAATGGCCGGGGTGGTTTATCGAGGCCTAAATCAAGGAGTCTTAGATGACATTAGCTATATATGAAAATTCTGGAGATACAGTTAGCTATAGTATAGATAATTTATATACTAATTCTTTAATATTAAGTTTTGATGGTCGTGTTGGCGGGACTATAGAAAAAGAACTTTATGTTAGAAATAGTAATGTTTTATATAATTATGAAAGTGTTCAAGTAGTTCCTTATTTATATAGTGGTGGTCTTGATTTGTTGGGAACAATTGGTACTTCAGGTTTTATGATTAAATTAAAAACCGGAGATACACAGCCGTCGATAGATGAATGGAATTCTATAACTCCTGGAAATACTATTGATATTCCCAATATAACAGGAATTGTAACTTATAATCCTTTTTGGATTTATGTTAATGTTCCTCGTTCAGTTCCGGTTCAGCATTTAAATGGGGCTAAACTCAAAATTATTGCAACACAGGTACTTGTATAGTGAAACACGTTCTCGAACAGTCTGATAGATCAATTCTAAATTTTCGGCCAGAAATCGATTTTGTAGAACCTCAATTAGACGCGGGAATGCCCGAAGGAAAACCATTTCCTAAAGCTCCATCTGATATAAAAGATGAATGGACAACATTAGCTAATAAAGCACTTGCTTGTAAATTATTAGCAGAAGTCTTTCAAGTAAGAATCGATGGTAAGGTCGGAGACTTTTCGATATCTTTAGATAAAGATTTAGATCACCACATTATTGCAGCCCTCAACCGCAAATACCCAGGCGCGGGAGATAAAATTACATACGCTCAATATAAAGAATGTCGGGAAGCAATGAAAGATCGTGGGGATGAAGCTGCTAGACAAATGTATCCCGATAGAGAAGAGATGAAAAAGATCCGCGCAAATCCCAATCAAATGGTTACTATGTGGCCAGATACTCCCGAAGGTAAAACGGGTTTAGAACGTCCAGACAGAGGGCAACCACAAATTGTAAAACCATTGAATATGGAAGATTTACAAAAGATATTACTCAAACAATTAATGAATCTGTTATGGAAGAATTTTATTAAACCTATTTTTAAACCACTAGAACCAATGGGTGTTCCTATCCCGGATGAGATTGCATAATGGGTGTTACTGATTTTCAAGACTGTCAGGCTATAATAAGAGCATATGAAAAGGGTTGTGCCTTTTCTAGCGATGAGCGTTCTGTTTTTGCTATGACTACTCCTTTTCTTCAAAATGTTATGGGAATGGCAGCCGCCACTCAAAGAACTACCGAAGAAATTTTATCAGATACTATTAGCAATATAGATAAAGAGCTTAATGCCGAAATGAAGAAGGCGAATAAGCTTTTAGAAGATGCTCCTTCTACTGATAATATTCTTAAGGAGATTAAGAAAAAGGCGGGAGATGCTGCTCCTGATACTATTAGTTTTGACGACGCTAGTACAATAGGTGGGTTAGATAATAATACAGGAATTAACAGTCAAACAGTTCAAGGAATTGGGACTGCCCAGACGACAAATCCTTTAGATAAGTTTCAAAGTTGGGATAAATTTAAGGGAGCTGCCTGGGAAGGATTAAAGAAATGTCCTCCTTGTGATTTACGTCAAGCTCTTCAGGATATTAAAAACTTTGATTGGAAAAGTGGTCTTGAGGGAATTTTATCGCAGTTACGAATGGGTTTAGATGCTATGTGGAATGATATAATTCAACGATTTATTGATTTAGGAAATATGCTTAAGGGTTTAGGTCAATATATTGATATATGTCAGTTTTTAAAATTTTTATTAGAATGGACTTGTTTACCAGATTTTTATCGTATATTAGCTGCGCTTTCTGCAGCTCTTATGGATATAGGATTTTTCTTAGATGGTTTTGGTATTGATTTGGTATTATCTTTTATTGTCCCATTAGTATTACCTACACTACAAGGTTTTGTTGATTTACTTTCTCAATTTTTGGTTATAGTTCTTAAGCCTTTACAGTGTTTTATTGACGGGATACTTTTAGCTTTAAACAAATTAGATTTTTCTAGTTTTAAAATTCCAGATAGTTTTACTTTTAGGTTACCAAATTTTACGGCAATTAAAAACAGAAACAAAACTGATGCTGAGCGTGAAGCTGAATATAACGATCCTAATAAATATAATCCACCAGCTAAAATGAATATTGGTTTAGGTGGTTCAATTGAAAATATTTCAAATCGTAACTGGAGAACTATGGAGCCGGGAGAAAAAATAGATTTAAGTAAAATTGAAAAAGAATTTTCTCCTTTTGGTATTGGAACTCCAAAGAACGATCCAGCATGGACTAAACGAATAAGTTTAAAACAACCAGATCTTAAAGCTTTTACGGATAAAATTAATCAGTTTAAAGAATGGACAAGTAATCTTAGAAATATGATATCTAGTATGTTTATGGATATTATAGTTATACTTCGTAGCATAATAGCTAGATTTGAAGCTATGATTAAGCAATTTTTGGAAGAATTTTTAAAGCTGATTGAAGAGTTTGTGGTTGGTTATAGAGTTAGCTTTGGTCGCGGGGCTATGCAGAAGTTAGCTATTATTAACTTAATTAATATTTTTACTACTATAGTGAAATTATTTATCTCTATTAAAGATGGTGTTAAGTGCGACGAGAAAGATATTCCAACAATGATTATGGAAGGAATATTAGCTCCAACTGGTTTTACGGTTTATAAAGATGCTATGGGAGATATTCATATAGAAGAACCCGATGCTGCTTTAGAGCCAGCCAGGGCTTTATTAGGTGAGATAATTAGTTCACATAAAGAAGGAAGTAAGATTTTAACCAATACTGGAGATCCAGTAATAGATACTCAATTAACCACCATAGTTGAAAAGATTACTAGTCCTGTTAAAGTTGTATTTGGATGTTCTCAAAATGTTTCTATAACAGGAGTACAAGAAGTGAATAGCTGGATTTCGGGTGTTTAGGAGAATAAATTGGCGATAATTTCAAATATAAGACCCTTAGAAATAAATGATGTTCCTAAAATAGAAAGAGCTACTCCTGTTAAAAACAAAACTCCAAAAGTAGTTACAATCGAAAAAAATCCTACTTATTTGTATTCGGCTCTTTATGGAACGGGAGTTAGAAATCCACGAGGATATTTTTTAAGTTCAGAATATAATTTATCAGAAATAGGTCGTATCGAAGATGTAGAAAGTATGGTAGCTCAATCTTTTATTAAAAAGATAGGGCTAATGTTTAAACAGGGATATGCTCTTGTAAGTCATAATCCTAAAACATTAAAATATATTGAAGAACGATTTGCTCAAATTGAACAGGTTTCTGGTATTTCGAGTGAAGCCTTTATTCGTCAACTAGGCGAATCTTTTATAAAGAAATCTAACTCATTTGCTATTAAGGTTAGAAGAGAAGAATCTTCTGGGGGGAAGGCCAGAAAGAAAGGTAAGACCGATCTACTGCCGGTAGCCGCCTACTTCCCTGCCCCATCTGAGACTATGAGATATAATCTCGATGCTGATGGAAAGAAAGTAATTAGATGGGAACACAAAATAGCAGATGTTCCAAATCCAATAGAATTTAATCCTGATGATGTGGTTCATTTTAAATATGCTTGTAAAGATGGTTTTGTTTTTGGAACCCCAACTTTAACTCCGGCTATAGCTGATATTGAAGCTTTACGGCGAATAGAAGAAAATGTTGAATTATTAATATATCAACATTTATTTCCTTTATTCCATTATAAGGTTGGAACAGATGCTCAACCAGCTACAGTAAATGAGTTTGGTCAAGACGAAATAGAATTATTTAAAAAAGAAATAAAGTTTATGCCATCTGAGGGTGGTATAGTCACAAGTCATAGACACACTATTGAAGTTGTGGGAGCTAATGCGCGAGCATTACAAGCCAAGGAATATCTTGATTATTTTAAACAACGAGTTATTTCTGGTCTTGGTATTAGTGCTGTAGATCTTGGTGAATCTGATACTAGTAATAAATCTACTAGTGACAATATGTCTCGTAATTTAATAGATACCGTTAAAGATTTCCAGCGCGAATTCGAGAACAAATTTAATACTTTCATTATTAAAGAATTATTATTAGAATCTGATTTTGCAGATATTAATCCATTAGATAAAGAGAATATGGTTTATTTAAGATTTAATGAAATTGATATTGATGCGAAAATTAAATGGGAAGCTCACCTAACAGATCAGTTTGATAAGCAGGCTCTTACTTATGACGAATTAAGAATTTTAGGTGGCAAAGATATTATTGAAGTTCCTACAGCTAAAGAAAATGATAGTGAAGTTGATTTAGGAACTAAATATCCTATGTGGTATAAAACTCAGTGGAAGTTGTTTGGGGAACGCAGACTACTCCTCGCTAGTGTTGATGAACCATATACTTCTTATAGTAAGTCTGGGTATACCACAACTACTATTCCAACTTCTGGTCCCGAGTCAAAAACCTCTAGTCCATCACCCCAAGAACGCGGAACCCCAGGCGTTGAAAAAACTGATAGACCACCCTCTGTTAAACAACAATTAAAACAATTTAGTTCATTAAATGTTTTAACCGATGGTTTAGTTGAGAAGAAGTTTAGTCAAGTAGAAGAGGCGATATTAGGGACTATTAAATCAGTTTCGTCTTTAAGGTCTCCATGGGTTTACGCTCAAATACATTTAGCTTTTTCTCAAATAGAAAAAGAGTTATTAACAGAAATAACTGGTTATTTTTATAATGGTTTTATAAAGAGCAATGCTTCTAAAATATATTTTGAAAACGCTAAGGTTAAACGTATGCCGTTTTTAAGAACACATATTAGAGCTACTTTAGGTAGGCTTGAAGACGATTTAAGCGTTCTTTTAAAGAAGATTGATAGTATTGATAATTTAAAAGCTGTATTTGACTCAATAAGATATCGTGCTAATTTTATAGATAGAACTGAATTTTATAGGGCTTATAATGTTGGTTTTCAGGTGGGATGTGAAGTGCAAGGAATTGAAAAATTAGGAATAGAATCTAATCTTGATTGTGATATTTGTGCATCTAAACATAAAACTGAAGTTAAAACAAATATAACTAATGTTCTTGCTTTGGCTCCATTTCATCCATTATGTCAATGTTCATTGTATAAAATATAAGGAGAATTTATGAATAAGAATACTTTTTTAAAGTTCAACGATATCTGTCAATTGACGGCTACTTCTATTCAAACAATTAAAGATTGTTACTCTAAAGATTTTTCTTGTGTAAAAGATAATCAAATGTATCAATATGAAGATTTAATTGTGCATATGGCAGCATCGCATAGCGGTATGGTAATAAATAACAGAATGTATATGCCTGAAAAAATGAAAGACGGCACTGCTTCTTTTATGACTCCATTTGCTAAGCCTATTTTAATGCATCATATGTCTACTCCATCTCCTTTTGGTGGGGGAGCTTCAGATCCAATAGGTAGAGTTATCGAGGCTAAATATGTTGATACTTCTGGGATATTGAAAAGTTTTTGTAATAGTAAAGATTCAGTATTACAAAGTTCTGTGATTGAAGATTTTGTTCGCGGAAAATTATCTAAAAAAGATGAGCTTCGTATAGCTAATGATTTATATAAGATTCAAAGTAATCAAGCAAATAATTATGCTGGTCTTGGTTATGTAGATATCACTTTTAAAGTACCAAAAGATAAAGAAGAAGTGATAAAAAATTTCTTAAACGGTATTTATTTAACAGGTTCAGTTGGAGCAAGTACGGATGAAGCGGTTTGTTCTGTGTGTCAACAGGATTGGTTAGTTGACGGATTCTGCGATCATGAGCCTGGTAAAATTTATGATGGTGAAACATGTTTTATTAAAACGGGCAATCTCGAATATCATGAATATTCAATTGTTAATCAACCCGCAGATCAGTTTTCTCAAGTATTAGAACTATCAACAAATGGTGTTGTGGTTCAAAAAGAATTTAGAAATTCAGTAGAAGGTGGGACTATTCATCAGGTTCCTCTTCAATATGTCCAAAAGGAGATTAAAAGGATGGAACCAACTGAGATTAAAGATGTAAAAATTGAAACTATTGGGCCAGTAGTAACTGAACCAGTAGTTGAGGCACCTAAAGAAGTAGTTGCCGAAGTTAAGGACGAAGAGGTTAAGACCGAGGCGGTAGTAACAGAAGCCCAAGTAGTTCTTCCTGTAGAAAATCCTGTAGCGGTAGTAGATGCTGTAGAAGCTCCAGCTACGGAAGTTGTTCCGTCAGTTGAACCCGAAGAAGATAAGGTTGAGAAGATTTTAAATAAAATTTTTGGAACTAAAGAGAGTTTAACTGACGAAGAAAGCGATCTTCTTTATGAGACAATGATGTTAGACGAAGAAATTAAAGACGCTAAGTTGTCTACGGAAAAACGTAAAAGTTTGCCCTCAAGTTCATTTTGTGGCCCAGGTCGATCTTTCCCTGTTCCAGATTGTTCTCACTACAGTGCCGCCAAGAAACTAATTGGTCGTTATAAAGGTGAAGGAGACAAGAGCTCGATTATGACTTGTATAGAACGCAAGGGCAAAGCTCTCGGGTGCCCAGGTGCGACCAAAACAAAAGATTGTGAATGCAACCAAGAAACTATTGATGTAGTTAAAACAGAAGAAGTTAAAACTTTTGATGTAAAAGACTTCATTAACGATCAGAAACTAGAGAACGACAAGTTAGTTCAGATCCTAAATCACCTATTGACCGTAGAGGAACTTAAAAATTCTAATCCAGTAGTTCTTGACAATAAAGCATTAACTGAAGAAGTAACTTGTCTTGAAACTCAACTTGGTACATTACGTGACGAGTATGAAGTTCTTAAGGCTAAATATGATTTAATTCAGGGTGAAGTTTCTTTGATTCAAGAAAAAAATGTTGCAGATCAAATGGTTATTCGAAATAACAAAATGGATTATTTGAAATTACTTCGTTCTATTGATTCTAAAAAAGTAGAAGATTGTGCTGATTTAAAGGATAGTAAGATTGAAATTTTAGATGCAGAAATAGTTAAATTAAATACTAAAATTGACATTAAGCAGATATCTGAGAAACTTAATGATGGAATGGTAAGGCAACCAGATTTGGCGCAGATTCCAAATCCTATTTCTTTGCCAGTCCAAAACGTTGCTACTGAAGTTGTTGATGAGAAGGAAATGGATAAAAAAATTGCTAAAATTAAAGATTTAACTGATGAAGCAATGACTGAGATAATGGTAGGTTACATGAAATCAAGTTTAATGGGCGCAGAGAAGAAAAAGAAATATAGAAATAGTTTTATGCATGAATATGGTGTTGATGTAGAAGATTTGATAAAATTAAAAACTGAATGTAGATAATTCAAGGAGGAAGTGAAATGAGTTTTAATTCTTATGGTCAGATGACCGGAGATTACAAAGCGTGGGATCATCTAGGGAATGTAATTCCCGTGGTGGAAAGTTCAGAAGGGGATCGTCCTGGTGCATTTAAGGTTGCTCCCTATTTACCGTTAGAGTTTTATGACAAGTATATGGAAGATTGGATTGTGATTATGCCTGGTAAAGGCGTGTCGTTAGATAACGATGGCAATCTAGTTCCTGCTGGCTGGGCACTTCCGGCTCACTCTATCGTTTATAGTCAGACTGATGTTGATAATGGCGTTATTGATGTGACTACTGGCGTAGCTTTAACCGCTACTAAGACCGTAGCAGTTTCTGGCGTAACTACTTATATGGGTCGTTCTGCTACAGCTCTACATGTTTCTCAATTTATCGGTATTGCTCCTTATGCCATTCTTCAATGGGCCGGTGACGGTTCTGCTTATGATGATGGTTTTAATCCTCTTGGTCTTCGTAAAACCAATTACCAGAGGCAAGGTAAGGTATCAGTAAATTGTGACTATTGTTTAGAATTACCGTTAGTTCCTACTGGCGTAGTGTCTACTGAGCGGATGACTTTTAGTTCTCCGACTAGTAATATTTCTACCGGGACTGCTGTAACTTATAAACCAGTTGCTAAAAATACTGTTCGCACTCCCATTACTTTTAGTGGTGGTTCTGCGGCTACATTATTCTTAGTTGAAAAAGATGCTGCTGCTGACGTTAAAGTATCGGGTGATTGGCACATTGATCTTACTACTGGTGTAGTAACTGTTTATGCTGCTGCTCAACCTACTACGATTGATGTTGATTATTACTATTATGTAGGAACCGTAAGTTCAATTTCTAAATTTGCTTGTGCGTATGGCAATTTCCAACCTGGCGATTTTGTAAAATTTGATACTTATTCAAATTATATCGTGGCCGCTCCTCCGAGCGACAGCGCAACTACTTTGAGCGGCGCTACTAGCGATTTCTTTGATAAGATTTGCGGTCAGATTTTAGAAGTTCAAACTTATCCGAAGAGCGCTTTAGATAAAGTAAAAACAGCTTATAGTTCAATTAGTACTTCGGCTACTGGTTCATTGCCTGGTTATACTGGTCAAATGGATCAAATGCCTGGTTCAGCTACTGGTGGAGTGAGTGATAAGATTCATTATGCTGGCGGCGCTAACAAAATAGTCAAAATTAATTTGATAAGTCGATAAGGAGGAAAATACAATGACTGCTGAATTAAATATACAAGATTATAAACAACTGTTTAGCGGCGGGAAATTGGTAGCTCGTGAAAACCAAATTTCTCTAAGAGACGCCCTTGCGACTACTACTGCTCCCCAGTTTTTCCCGAAAGTGATTACTGAAATCGTTCGTGAAGCTATGGAACCGTTGTTAGTTGGTACTTCATTATTACGGCGTGTAAATTATCAAAACGGTCAGATTATTACCTATCCGGCTACTGGGGCTTTAGTCGCGCAAGATATTCCAGAAGGTGGCGAATATCCTGAGACTTCTCCTCAACGCGGTGGGGCAATCGTGACCCATACTCATGTTCAGAAATCAGGTCTTGCAGTAAAAATTACTGAAGAAATGGTAATGAATAGTCAATTTGATTTGATTGGCTGGATGTTACAACAGGCCGGTCGCGCTCTTGCTCGTCATAAAGAAGAGAAGATTTTTAATTACATTGCTTCTGGTTGTAAAATATTCGATAACGTTAATCCTGCTACTTCTCAGAAGGGTGTATGTACTGGTCGTAATCTTCAAGGTGCTGGTAATGGTTCGGTAACTATGGACGACATTTTTGATTGTATTGGTCACATTATGCTTCAAGGTTTCATGCCGAATACTATTCTAGTACATCCTTTAACCTGGATTACCTGGGTAAAAGATCCAGTATTGAGGACTTTTGCTCTTGAGGCCGGTGGCGGGACTTTCTTCGCCAACTGGACTGGTAATGTAAATCAACAAGTTTGGGCTAATGCTTTACAAGGTGGTATGCAGGGTGGCGCGGGCCAAAACATTATGGCAGAAGGCACAACTTCTGCTACTGGCGTAGGCGGGTATAATCCCCAGATGAATTCGGCTCCAGTTCTACCTAGCTATTTAGGCTTCCCGTTCCGTATCGTGGTATCGCCCTTTGTATGGTATGATCCCCGACGCCAATTGACTGACATCTATATTTTTGATGCTCGTGAACTTGGTGCTTTAGTGGTAGGCGAAGATGTAAGCGTTGAAGAATTCACTAATCCAGCTAACGACATTCGTAAAATAAAGATTAAAGAACGTTATGGTATTATGCTTCTTCATGAGAAACAACAAATTGGTGTTATTAAGAATGCTCATATTGTACCCAATGAAATTGTTCTACCTCCTCAAGCCAATATTGATGTATCGGGTTCTACTCTAGGAACTATTAGTCGTAACTCTACTGTACTTTAATATTGCTTAGCCAATAAGATTGTGCTAGTATAAGCCCAGGGGTCGAGAGACCCCTGGGTTTTTCTTTCTTTAATAGGAGAAATAAATGGCAACAAACGCAAATATTAAACTTGTAGATGCTAATAGTAAATTTTGTATGTTCTTTTTACCCAAGGCTAAGATTTATTTAACTAATGAAGCCCCAGGTCCAGTACTTGTCGATTTAGAAACTTTGAGCGACGAAGATTTAAGAGCATTAAGATATGCCATTATGACTAAACAGGTTGAAAGTGACATTCCGATATCTCCTATTAATGTACCAATTGTCAGAGATAGTGTTGCTAATGGATTAGTTAGACATGATACTACTCCTGTAGTAGTTCCTGCAGCACCTATTCTTCTAGTTAAAAAACCGGCAGATAAAATTACAAACGAAAGACAAAAAGAGTTAGTGACACTATTAGGTCAAAAACTCTTTTCTATATATAAAGATTTAAAATTAATTACTAATCTTACTGAATTAGATTTCTTATATGCTTCTGAAAAACGAGGTAAAAAACGAAAAAGTATATTAAATAAAATTATTGAAGCTAAAAGGGAATTTGAAGATCAAGTTCAAGAAGCAGTAAAACAAGAAACTGATTTTCAAATGCCTAAAAAATATAGGGTTGGTGAAGAACTTGTAGGAGATATTTCGGAAGATGAAGCTGAAGAGATTGAACTTACTATCACAGAAAATATTGAGGATTTATAAAATGAAGAAAAAAAGTAATATTTGTATTGTTTATTATGATGAATTTTGTGCAGAAACTTTATTAAAATCTGAATCTGATTCAGAGCTTGAGCTTGAGGCAGATGATTATATTAGAAAGAATGGGTGTTATAAAACATCTTATAAAGACAATTTATTAAAAGAAATAAAAAATGAATTATATCCTGATAGAGGAGTTATTGAAGCGTATTATCTTGAAGTTACCTATAATGATGAAAAAGAGGTAGTTGATGTAGAAAAAATTGTCATCGGGGTAATAGATCCAGATAAAATTTATGATTTTGTAAAACGTCGTAAAAAATTGGCCTTTATTAGTAATCTAAAATATTGGTTTAAAAGAAAAATCTTTGGGAAAAATTATTATAAACATTAATTATTTATAAGGGAGAATATTTTGGGCGCTTTAATAGATATTATTGAAAATTACAGTCCGGCTAATGAACAGCAGGGAGTTCCTCTATTAAGTCCTATTACTATTAATTTCGATAGATTGATGGACGAAGAATCAGTTGAGCATGCTTTTTTTCTTGAGGGTCCAGATACAGATGTGGTAATTGGCCCCAATTCTTCTGCCAGCATCCCTTCTCCGATTGAGGCGGTTGAATTAGGACAGTCTTATGATTTTTTAACCTCCGCTGGAATGAAGGGCATAGTCCCAGGAGATTTTACTTTTACTCAATCAGCTAATAAGACGAGCATGTTATTTCAGCCCGATACCCCATTAAAAGCATCTACAAATTATGCTGCTAATTTATATCAGGCATATAGTTTATCTGTCGGAGATACTACTGCTGATGCTGGTAATGTCGGGAATGGAGAATTTGAATTTACGGGAAGTTGGACTGGTGGCGCTGAAAATATAAATATGCGAATAACCACATCTGGTGTTGGTGGAGTTGCTGAATTTATATGGTGGGTAGATGGGGATGTTTTTAATCTTCACGGCCCATTCCAATCGTCCAGGCGTGAAGAGATTCTGCTCACCGATAATGTATATGCAAAATTTTTAGGTGGAACTTTTAATATAGATGACGCATATTCTGCTTCGCTTAGTGTACCCACTTTATATTCTGGCCAAATATATTTTGAATTTGATACAGGGAGTGGTTCGATTCAGGCTTTGTCTTCAACTACATCCACATCTGTATTGTCTTCTTTAAATCAATTAGGAGCCTCTTCAATTACTCCCATTACAGTTTTAACTACAGATCCTTCAGATGAAGATGTGCAAGTAAATAGAGATTTAAACCTAATTACAGTTAATTTTAGTAAAGTTCTTGATGCGTCTACTGTAACAGACGATAATGTTACGGTGACTGTAACCTCTTTGACAGATCATCCTCTCGCGGATACTCAGGTAGCTGGAAACAGAAATGGTGAATTATCAAAACTTTTAACTGTTAGTGGTCAAACATTAACTATACAAATATAGGAGAAATAATGAAATTAAATCTAAAACAAATTTACGAGTCGGTTGAAGTGCTTAAGAAGATTTCGAATAAAGAACTTCCTTTTGTAACTTCGTTTAAGATTCTTAGAATTTTAAATGTTATAGCCTCTCCATTTAATGATTTTGAAAAGGTTAGGAATAATTTAATACGTCGATTTGGAAAAGCAAAAGAAGATAAGAGTGATATGTTAGAAGTTTCTCCAGAAAATATTGAAGCTTATTATAATGAATTAAGTAAACTTTTTGTTCAAGAGGTAGAGGTTGAGTTCGAGTTACTTAAACCCTCGGAATTAGAAAGTATTTCTATTTCTCCCGCCGAATTATTCCGCATTCAGTTTTGCATAACTGTTTAATAAAATTGTAATAATTTAAAACTTGTAAAACTTCTTTTCCGTGTTACCTTTAAAGTAGGTATGTGTGTAATAATCAAATCTATATGGAGGCCTTAAATGAGCATATATGTAACAGAAAGTAATTATCTTCCTCAACCTATTGGGAATGGTACAGCTACTAGAACTTATTTAAATGCGGCTGGCACAGTAATAGGAGTAGATGAATTCGGAATTGAATTTTTAAGTGTAATGAAAAGGAATATGTCTACGACTTTACACGATAATGCTTGGGGAATTACTGGTGCTTTAAAAAAGATGAAACGCACCTTGTTAAATATCGATGGAACAAATTCAAGAACTATCGCTAGTGTTATATTAAGTGGTGACTTTGATAGCTATTCAGCAGATTCGGGAGACTATAGAACTGTTACTTGGAATTTTTCGGGTGGCAATGTTGCCTTTGGTTTTGGAACTGACGCAAAATATAAAACAGATACTTTATAAAGGAGATTTTAATGGGGATTAATAGATCTCAAGGATTGGGTCAAACGATATCTCTACGTGCCCAGATATATGACGATCAAACTATCCCCATTCAAGCTAGTGGAGTAACTGTTTATATATTTGAACCTTCTGTAGAAACGACTGATTTAGATAATGCCATTACTTCAGGAAGTGCTACTAATTGGGCTGGTGGAATTTACTATTATAATTATGATATAGCTTCTGATGCTACTAAGGGAACTTGGAGTGATTTATGGTATGCTACATTAAATGGTCAATTATTATCTGGTCTTTTTAGTTTTGATGTTGTTGATGCTGGTTCATTAAGTTCGTTAAGTTTAGGACAATTACACTATAATAACGAAGTTACTATTACATTATCTTCTGGGATATTAGCTACAGATGGCGCTTCTTTAGAAAATGGCTATGAGTTTTCTTTTTTAACAGAAATAACCCCCTGTTATACAAGTTCAGATAAAGTAGTTTTAGAGGCTGGCGGGGCATTTCCAAACATATCAGATTCAGTAATTTATAGAGCTATTTTAGAAGCTAGTTTAGAGGCAGGTATTTTATCTTTTGCGGGAAATATGAATAATAATTTCTTTATACACGCTCGCAGGGAATGGACTACTTGCAAAGCAGCTGCTATATTAGCATCTAATGCAAAGGCTGGTAATTTAGTCGGTCAGAAAAGTCTAGGTGATTTTTCTGTTAGCTATAATCTTAATGCTCTTAATGATTTATTAGATCGTATTGCGGCTTGTTTGGGTAAATGGGAAGCTCAGTTAAGAACTGGTGGTTTCGCCACAAGACCCCCTGCTATGGTAGTTAAGGGAGAACTAGATCCCGATAGACCACAAATTGGAAGATTATGGAGAACTACTGCTACCGGAAATATTAGCCGCCGCATCCCAGCCGCAAATGAAAAGAATAATACTCCAGACTCTCGTAGATGGAGAAATGATTTCAGTTCAAGTAGGTGGGGACGGGGCTGGTAATAAATGGGACGTTTTTATAATAATTCTTCTGTTCAACAGACCTTATATAATTCTGGTCGTACTGAAATAAGTATGAGAGACGAATTACTTAATACTTTTAATGGTACATTTTCTGAGATATCTAAAAAACAAAAAGGTCTCATTCGTGTTTTAAGACGTGATTCTAATAGTATTCCTATTAAATGTGCTTGTACAAGTTCTGCTTGGAACTCTCCTGATAAAGATGGATTTTGTCCGTATTGTCATGGAGTTGGTTATATTTGGGACGAAGATTATGTTTGGTTTTATAGGTGGGAACCAGGGTCTGATACTACTCAGGCATTAGCTGATAAGTTAGTTTTACCGGGAAAACTAAATGTTCCTTTGCGGCTATTTTATTTAGATTATAGCAATAATTTAACAAAGGATGATCTACTGATAGAATTAGAGTTAGGCAAAAATGGAACTCCGTCTATTCCATTGCGTCGTAGGTTTATATATAGACTTGGTTATTTATATGATTATAGATTGGATAACGGAAGATTAGAGTATTGGCAAGCAATTGGTTATGAAGATAAAACTTTGCCATTAAATATAGGTTTATAAATGAGTTATGAATTTGCAAAATATCCTGAAGAGTTACAAGTAGAAAGACCGTTTATTACTGTAACTAAAGAACAATCTGTTTCAAATGCGGCTCTTCAGCAATATCAAAACTTAATTGCTCAAGCAAAAGATAATGGTAAACTTTCTAGAACTCCATATGCCGCTAAATCTATTCTTGAAATTCCAGATTTAGTTAAGCAACTTATTGATACAATTCAAAATAATGAAAAAATTACTACTAATAAAAGAGTTAAATTTACTAGTGATTTTCCAGATATGCTACAAGAAGTTGAAGAAATAGTTTTTCGTATTGCTAGAAGGGAACCTGGGGCTTTTTCTCAAGGTGCTCCTTTTGAAGGAAAGGTCAAAAATCTGCGCCCGACTTATCGTTCAGAAGAAGACGACGAAGAAAATCCCGGTTATAAAAGAGTTATTCTAGGTTACTGGTATGACAATATAATACAGTTTATTTGTTGTGCTAAATCGTCATGGCAGGCTGAATCAAGAGCTGTGTGGTTAGAAAGTATTCTTGGTCAGTATGACTGGTGGTTAGGAATGCAAGGAGTAACTCGTTTTATGTTTTTTGGTAGAGATAGAGATATAAAGATAGAAAATAATAATAATAAAATTTATGGAAAGGTAGTCAATTTTTTTGTAAGGACTGAAGAATTAACAAAGGTTAGTGTTAAGACTTTAGAAGAATTGATAGTACAATTAAATGTTAAAATGTGTTAATTTAAGGAGGATAGCCTATGGCTTATAATAATTTACCTGCAACCTTTGAAAGTCGTTTGGATCAGAATCTTGTTATTAGTGAGACTTCTAATGATCCAAAAGTACTAGTAATTGGTACTGCGGGCCAAGGTGTATCCGAAACATTTTATCCTGTTCGGCGATTAAGTGAAGCCAAAAAAACTTTTGGAACTTCCGGTACTTTAATTCGTGGTATGTACGAAGCCAATGGTGGCGGAGCCACAAATCTTCGTTTATTTCGTATAGGAGCTACTGCTGCTAAGTTAGATGATGTCGGTGGTGGTATTCTTATTGAAACTATAGCGGGAGATGATAGTACTGGTACTGATTATACGTTATTTTGGGAACATTCAACTGGTCGTTTACGGGTATGGCGTGTTTCGGACGATACGTTAGTTTATGATAATAGTCCATCTTATCCATTATCTGCTGTGGATCTTGGAGAAGTACAAGTTACTGGAGCAAAAGCTGGTACTGGGACATGGACAGACATTGGTACTCTCCCTACTCCAATTACTTTAGCTGCTGCTGATGGTCAGGGGGGAGATACTGGAGCGGAATATACCGCAGGTACTGATGGTCTTACTTTATCTCGGATGGAAACCTATGAGGCTTTGTATAAGGCTTATAAGCTACTTGAAGATCAAGCTTTTGATGTAGTAATTCCTATGAATGTATTTTTAGATGACGCTAACTGTATGGACATGATAGCTGCAGATTCTGAAGCTGCTCAACCACTTTCTAATGCTTATCCTACTCTTGGTACTACTGGAGATATTTTAGGGAAAGTATATGTCGAAGAGTACGAAGGTGAATTTTGTTTTCATTGGTGGATTCCGAGTGATCCTAAAGCTGATGTAGATGCTACGTTTACTGCCGATGGTGGCGCTCAGATATTTTCTACCGCCGGTAGTGGTACTGCAACTGTTAGTCCGTCTGGGACTCCTTTAACTGGTAGTTCTTTCCACGAAGTTAATTTTGCCCATCAACTAGCTGATTTCTGCTATACCCAATCGTCTAATGTTATTGATGTTACGGGCGTTATTGGTGTATTACCCCCAGCTTCTTATGGACCAAAAGATGTATCTAATTGGATTGGTAAAATCCCAGTTGCTGCTTTAAATGAAACTACTGGTAATACTGTTATTTCTACTAATGGTAGTGGATTACTTGGTAATAAGTTCATGATGGGTCGTCTAGGTACTGCTGGAAGAGGTGGTTTACCGGCTTTTACAGTAAATAATACCGACGGTTTATTTGGTGGTGGTTTTATTGGTACTGATGATGGTTTTGTTGATGGTACTCAATTAACTGATGATAATGATGCTTTAGTTGATATCGGTCAATACATAAGTGTAGTAGCTGCTTATCCTACTCTTTCTAATTCGTCCAGGACTTCTGCTTATGTTTCTACTGGCGCGGCTACTTATGGTGGTTTCTATTCTAAATTACCGGCCAATAGTTCTCCTGCTAATAAATTAATAGATGGTATTCGTTTACCATTTAGGATTTCTATTAGTAAGTTAGATATTCTTGCTGGAGCTAAATATGTTACGTTCCATAGCAAACCAAAGGGTTATGTTATTTCTGATGCTCCTACTGCTGCTCGTGCCGAATCTGATTATCGGCGTTTAACTACAGTAAGAATTGTTAAGGCTGTTGTAGATGATATTCGTTCTGCTTCTGATGCGTTTTTGGGCGAACCGATGTCTGCTTTACAACTTGCTGCTTTAGAAACTCGTGTTGACGAAGTTCTTGCTAAAAAAGTAAAAGAACAATATTTGAATCGTTACGACAAGAGGTTGTCGGCGACTCCGTCACAAA